GCCGAGGCTGCTCTGGCAGCACGACATGTCCGAGCCCATCGGCAAGGTCGTCAGCCTGAAGGAAGACGACCGCGGGCTGCACGGCGACTTTCGCATCAGTCGCACGGTGCGCGGCCACGATGCGTACCAACTGCTCAAAGACGGCGCCATCGACTCGATGAGCATCGGCTACATCCCTGAAGACCAGGAGTTCGACGACGCGCACAACGTGCGTAAGCTGAAGAGCGTCGACCTCCTCGAGATCAGCCTTGTGAGCATTCCCATGAACGAGGAGGCCCGCATCACCGCTGTCAAGGCTGCACAACTTCCTTTGCCCACCACCCTTGGGCCCTCGATCGCCTCCGTCCGTCTGCAGATCCTGAGAAAACGCCTCGAGCGCCTGGGAGTGCCCGTATGAGTGGAAACAACGGCACAGCGGAATCGGTGTACAAGGCCGAACCGCTGTTCACCAAAGAGCAAGTCACGAACATGGTCATGCCCGAGCTCATGGCCAACATCAAGGACCAGTACGACCGCTCGGACGAGATCGAACGCAAGTACGACGGCATCATCTCTGACCCCGAGGACGAGCACCAGGTCCGTCGCCACCTGCTCACCGTCGACCTACTGCTCGATCAGCAAACCAGGCTGCAGGAAGCGCTGGATCGCAAGGGGCGCATCCACGGTGGCCTTGAGAAATACGGTCAGGCGAATGGCCATGCCCAGTCGTTCGGCGAGCCGTCCGCAGGGCAGGAGTTGAGCCCTGGCGATCAGTTCGTGCGCAGCAACGAGTACAAGCGCATGAAGGCTGGCGGCGTCTTCAACTCGGCGCTCAATCGCAACGAGTTCAGCGTCGGCATGAGCCAGGGCACCAGCCTGATCGCGTGGAGCAAGGCACTGCAGCAGAAGACGCTGCTGTACTCGGCGACGGGCTCGAGCGGCGCGCTGGTGCAGAACGATGTGCAGCCGGGCGCGCTGGCCATCCTGCAGCGCGAGATCAACGTGCTGGACCTGATCCCCAGGCTGACCACCGAGTCGGACACCATCGAGTGGGTGCAGGAGACGACGTTCACCAACAACGCGGCGATGGTGGCCGAAGCGACGGCAACCACGGGCACCACGGGTACCAAGCCAGAATCAGCGCTGGCCTACCAGACGCAGACCACGCCAGTCCGTACTCTGGCGCATTGGATTCCTGTCACGAACAAGACGCTGAGTGACGCGCCGCAGATCCGCGGCATCATCAACAGCCGACTCTTGTTGGGCTTGCAGCTCGCGCTCGAGACCCAGGTCGTCTCTGGCGACGGCACCGGCGAGAATTTTCTCGGAATCCTCAACAACAACATCAATGTGCAAGCCTTGGGGACCGACAACGTGCTCGACGCCATCTTCAAGGGCAGAACGCTCGTCAGGGTCACGGGCAAGGCGCGTCCGACGGCGGTGGTCATGCACCCGACCAACTGGCAAGCGGCCAGGCTCGCCAGAGAGAACTCGGCCACGGGCACGCTCGGCGGATATCTGATGGGCCCGCCCAGCATGGTGGGTGCCAACACGTTGTGGGGCTTGCCGGTCGTCGAGTCGGAGGCGATCACACTCGGCACCGCGCTCGTCGGCGACTTTTCGATGGGCTGCACGCTCTTCGATCGCGAGCAGGCCGTCGTGCGTGTTGGCTTCGTCAACGACCAGTTCATTCGCAATATCCAGACGCTGTTGGCGGAGTTGAGGGCCGCCTTCATTGTCTGGCGTCCAACGGCCTTCACCAAGGTGACCGGGGTGCCCTGATGCCTGATCACGAAGACCCGAATCCGCAGCCTGATCCGAATCCGGCACCTGAAGACGAGGATGACGAAGAAGAAGATCAGGACAAACAACCCGAACCCGAACCCGAGCCGCAGCCGGAACCTGAACCGGCGCCGCCGGCTTGAGGGCTGGGCTGGACGTGGTGGCGTGACCGTGACCTGGGCGGACGGCACGACCACCACGTTCCCGCCGGGCGCGCGGCTGACTACCCCCTCCTCCTGGAGCGTTCAGCCGTTGCGAGTCGAGGGCCGGGTGCTGCGTCCAGCTAGCCGCGGCGGTCTCGGGTTCGAGACCCCGGCCCTCCTCCCAGTTGCATGAGCTACGTCGATCTCAGTGCATTCAAAGCTGCTGTCGAAATCGGCGATACCCACGACGACGTCGACATTCAGCGCGCGCTCGACGCCGCGACTTCGTGGATCGACCACTACACCGGCCGTACGTTCTCGAGCGTCGACGCCAACGCGACGGCCAAGTACTTCCTGCCCTACGCGCAGGACACGCTCACCGTGCCTGATCTCTCGGACGTTACCGAGCTGGCGCTCGACACCGTCGGCGAGGAGACGTTCACCACCATCCTGGCGCCCGACGACTACGACCTGCTGCCGCTCAATCTGAATCCCGACCTGGGCGGCTACACCGAGATCCAATTGAAGCCGACGTCGCCGTCGTGGTTCACCATCGGCTACCAGGTCCGCGTCACGGCGCACTGGGGTTTTGGCGCGGTGCCGGCGGCGGTGCAGCAGGCGTGCATCCTGGTCGCCAATCGCTACTTTGCGCGTCTGAGCGTGCCCTTCGCGATGTGGGAGGCGCCGCAGACGGGCGAGCTCGCCACGCTCATCGACCGCGACTGGGACGTCCAGAATCTATTGGGCCCGTACGTGACAGCGAGTGGTGCCGGCCGCGGCGCATCCGAGAAATGGGTGCTGGTCTAGGTGAGCATCCAACTCGGGCCCGAGTGGGAAGCGTTCAACCGAAGGTTGCAGCACACGCCCGAGCAGATGGAGCGGCAGATGCGCCAGACACTCCAGGCGAGTCTGTTGCTGATCGAAGCTGATGCGCGCACGATGGCGCCGCAGGACACCCGGCGATTGTTGGGCAGCATCAACAACAAAATCACCGGGACCTACCCGAGTCTCGTCGGAGAAGTCGGGCCGAGTGTCAATTACGGATTATTTGTCGAGCGCGGCCGTCCCGCCGGCGCAAAGATGCCGCCGGTCGATGCCTTGATGCCTTGGGTGCGGCGCCATTGGCATCCCATCGCTGAGCGCCGCCGCGGTGTTTCACGAGTTACGCTGCGCAGCGAGGCGTTCGTCCTGGCCCGAGCCATCAAGCGGCGTGCGGATGCGGTAGGACGCTTCGGCACGATGCGTCCCTATATGGGCCCCGCCTACGTGCAGAATCGGCCCAGGATCGAGGCCGCCTTCGCGCGCATCGGGCTGAACATCGTCTCCTACCTGGCGGGCGTGTGACGGTGGCAACTGAACCCACCCTCGAGGACATCCAAGTCGCGATCAAAACGTGCCTGGATACGGTTTCGGATCTTCGTGCCGCTGCAGAAGAGCCAGCCAATCCAGCATTCCCCGCAGCCTATCCCCGTCTGGTCGACTGGACATATGACGACACGTTCGATGGCACCACGACCTGGCACTTCGACGTGTGGGTGCTCGTGGGTGTCGGTCCCGGCTTTCCTGGTGGGCAAAAGTGGTTGAACCGTTATCTCGCGCCAGCAGGTCCAGATTCGATCAAAGAGGCGTTCGATCGTGATCCATCCCTGGGTGGCGTCGTCGCCTCGGCGCGCGCGACCGGTGGTGGTCAGTACGGTCAGGTTGAAACCGCCGGCTATAAGGCACTCGCGGCAAGCATCCGCATCGAGGTGCTGACGTGACGCCTTGGCTATCCGTCGTCATTCCAACGATCGGCCGCGACACATTAGCTGTCACGCTCGAGTCGTTGCGCGCCCAGCCCGAGAGCGCCGGCGTCGAGGTCCTGGTCGTCGCCGATACGCACGGCGCCGTCAACGCGCAGCTCGAGTACCGCCGCAAGGACGTGGTCGCCGAAGGTTTCACGTGGCTCGAGTACGACGCCGGCCTGCACTGCGTCGGCCAGCCGCAGCGCACTTTTGGGGCAAAAGCCGCATCCGCTCCATGGGTCTGGTTTTCTCAAGACGACAACATCGCCGCCGCGGATTCGCTGGCCAACATCGAGGTCGCCATCGATGCGCAAACTCACCCACGGCCGCTGTTTTTTCGGATGCGGACCTACTGGGGGGATACCGTCTGGCACGACCAGCAGCTCAGACAAGCCAACATCGACGCGGATTGTCTGGTCTTCCCGCGCGAGATCGCCTACCAGGTCGAGTGGGGCTTGCGCTACGAGGGCGATCTGGACGCGGCCATTCGCGCCTTCAACCTGAGTGGCGGGGACGTGGCCTGGGTAGATGAGGTCGTCAGTATTGGTCGCCCTGAGAAAGATCAACTCTGGTGGCGGTGATGATTGATACGGACGAGTTCGATGACTGCATCAATCACGGCACCGCGCGTTTGAATATCGGCAGCGGTGATCTGCCGATGCGCGAGTCCGGCTGGATCAATATCGACGAGACGGCGTATCCCGGTGTGGACCTGGTGCTGCGCGTGCCGCCGCTGCCGTGGGAAAACGACTCGGTCAGTGAGATCTACTGTGGCCACTTCTTCGAGCACCTTGAGCGGAAGGATGCATCCGATTTTCTCGACGAGTGCTGGCGCGTGCTGCGGCCTGGCGGACGGCTGGGGATCATGGTGCCCGACACGCGCGAGGTGATGCGGCGCTACATCCTCGACGAGCCCGCGCCGGCGCAATTTCCCGCGGGCGTGTTTCGCGACCTGCGCGACCTGGACGAGTGCTGCGAGATGATCCTGTTTTCGACGGCGCAACCCAGTCATCACCAGTGGGCCTACGACAAGTTCACCCTCAGCCGCGCACTGCAGAGCGCCGGCTTCGAGGTCACCGGCGAGTTTGATCGCCACCACGATCCACGCGTGGCAGTGGGAGCGTGGTACCAGGTGGGTTTGGATGCGGTGAAACCATGACAGACGACGTTCAACCACAAGCTGGCACTACCGTCGCTTTCACCTTCACCCAGTCGATTCCGACGACCTGGCTCGGGACGGCGACCTGTGTGCATGGTGTGACACGCAATACGACGTATCTGATCGCGCCCGGTGTGCCGCCGCTCAATCACACGTTCATGGTCGACAACGTCTATCGGCAGCACTTCCAACTGTTGCCAACGTGCAACTGCACGCCTGTACGTCCCGGCACTGTCGCCACCATCACCTTTCTCACGCCGGTGACCGCGGTGCCGCCCGGTCAGCAGCGCTACATTCCGCAGCAAAGCGCCAACCTGACCGGGCCAGACCTGTGGTGGGGTCCCGGTCTGACGTGCGCCAAAACTGGCGGCTATGGCCTCACCGCGCAGGTTCAGTTGGCGGCGAGCATAGCCTCCGGTGCGCGCGGCAATGGCGTGCTGCTCATCGCGGGTCAACCCACTACCAGTGTGCCGATGACCGATCAGGGCGGCTTCGCCACGGCCAATCTCAGCGTTTCGTTGAATCTCATTGTCAATCAGTCGATCGCGCTCGGCTATGAGAACACGGGCACGACGAATCAAAACGTCCAGGCCGCCTCACTCACGGTGACCGAGCTCTGGGTCCCTTAGGAAGAAACCATGACCGACGAACTGCAACACCACGACGTAGACAATGCGGGCTACAGCCAAATCAGCGGCGGACCCGGTCTCGAAGTGCTGGCCTGGAAGTGCCCGCATCTGAGTGTCTACAGCGGCGTGCATACCTTCTCGCCGGAGGCGCCCGCCGACGTCATTGAAGAGAGCAAGAACAATCTGCTGGCCTATTACACGCTGACCGCGAGCTGCGGCTGCGTCCCGGTCATCACCCCACCCTGAGGAGCGAAGTCATGCCGTCAGCACCTGTCCCATCCTGGAATCTCAAGCCCGGCACGCCGCGGCCGAGTGGTCCTGCGCCGCGACCGACAGGCAATCAGGGCATTACCGATCCATCGGTCAGAGTCTCGGGTCCGCAACTCACCGATCCGAGCAAGAGGGTCAGCGGCGGCTAGATATGAGTCCAGTACCTGCGCAGGACAATGTCGCTGATGGTGGCGTGACTGACACCGAACTCCTCTCCGAGTCGGTGTTGATTCCGTTCGCCAGCAGCGTAGCGAGCTCGGCTTTCGAGCACCTGCGCGGGCGTAAGTTTGACATTGCCATGCCGTGGACCACGCGCGTTGCGGCCCTTCGTTTTCGAGTCCCGGTTATTGGTCAGGTGCGTACCCAGAAAGAGATGGTCGGGCCGCACACAAATACGGTTATCGCACGTATGACAGACGAGAAGTCCGTCTGGCACCGGTCCATGGAGCAATTCCCAGCAAACACGGTGAGCGTACAGCATGCCACCGGCATGTCCGCCGCGTGCGAAAGCGCCATAGCCATTGCGGAACGTTGCGCCAGTCCAATTCCAACATTTCCCAGACGAATCGACCTTCTGCCAGAAGCGTTGGGCGAATGAAAGTTTTGGTTGTCCACCCCGGTGCGTCGTACTCAACTCACGATATGTTCGTGGGTTACTACGAGGCATTCAAGCAGGCCGGCGTCGACGTCAAGCAATATGCGCTCGATCTTCGTCTCGGACTTGCTAAGAGTTGGCTTGACGCGTACTGGCGCAAACTCGGCAAGCCGCCAGACCAGCGACCGAACTGGTTTGACACGGTTTATTGGGCCAGTCGCGATGCTCGAGATATGGCTGAGATGCTCGATGTTGAGTGGGTGTTGATCATCAGCGGCATGTATCTCAGCAGAGATGCCGTCCTAAGCATGCGCAGGGCGGGGCTGAAGACGGCTCTACTGTGTAGCGAGTCACCCTACGAGGATGAGGCGCAGCAGCGTCTGGCGGGCCTGGTAGACGTGGTGTGGACCACTGAGCGCACCTCGACCCAGCGACTCGGCGCTGGGTACCTGCGACACGCCTACGATCCGGCTCGGCATCACCACACCGTGCCGGACATAGGCGTGCCTGCGCATGACGTCGTTTTCGTCGGGACGGGGTTCGAGGAGCGCATCGACGAGCTGGCCGCCGTCGACTGGCGCGGCGTCGACCTGGGCTTGTATGGCAACTGGTCGCTGCTCGGCTCACGCGCAAAACTGCGGGACTACGTCCGCGGCGGGCCTGTGAGCAACAGCATGGCCGTAGAGCTCTACCGGAGGGCTAGGATCGGGCTCAATCTGTACAGGACGTCCCAGACGTACGGCCGCGGCGTGGAGCACGTAGCGGGCGCGCAGAGCCTCAATCCGCGGGCCTACGAGCTCGCGGCGTGCGGCGTGTTTCAGATCTCGGACTATCGGGCCGAGGTGCCCGAAACGTTCGGGGATTCCGTGGCCACGTTTACGCCCGGTCACCTCGAGGATGTCGTGCGCGCCTATCTGTTGGACTCGCCCGCCCGGCGCTATGCGGCGCGCCAGGCAAAAGAGAAAATCGCATCTCACACGTTCGCCGCGCGTGCGGCCCAACTACTGGCCGATCTCGACGACTATGACGATCGGTCCCTCGCGAAAGGAGCTTGATCGTTCATGGCCATCAAGTACGCAGGCAAGTCGGGCCTGGTCTACATGTCCACCACGGGCACCGGGACGCCGGTCCTGGTCGGTGGCATGCGCGCCTTCACTATCGATAACTCCACGACCGACATCGACACGACCGAGTTTGGCGCAACCAACCGCACCAGTGTGCAGGGCTTCCCGAGTTCGAACGGCACAATCGAAGGCTTCTGGGCAACGGACGACACCACGCTTCGCACGGCGTCCCAAAGTGCCGATGGCACCAACATCGCGCTTTATCCCTCGAGCAATGCTATGAGCAAGTACTTTGGCGGACCCGCATGGGTGGACCAAAGCCTGCGCACTGCGGTCGATCAGGCGGTTGGGCTCACGGCCAACTGGCGCTCTCGCGGCAACATGGTCAATCAGCTGTAGACGGATGCTGCTCGAGCGGAACGGTACCGTCGCGCTGCCGATCAATACGGTCGAGATCAGCCTCGATGAGATCGGCTATCCCGGCTGGGTAGTGAGTATGCGCACCAACCCGCGTTCGTCGGTGTACGACGATTTCCTTGCGATCGACGACATGCCGCGTTGGTGGAAGGCCTTCGGCAAGATCGTCCAGACGTGGAACTTCGCCGACGAGGACGGCCAGGCATTTCCATTGCCGTCCGAACTCCCGAGCGAAGTGGAGCTCGACCTGCCCGTGGGCGTCATCGGGTTCATCTATAAACGCTACGTCGAGGAGTTCCGCGCCAGTATCGGACTCCCAAAAGTACCCGTCGCCAGCTCCGAGAGTTCCTCAACGACCAGCGACGAGCCCCAGACAGGCGAGTAGGTGCGCGACCGCCGGATCAGTACCTCGCGGTCCTGCTGGCCGATCGTTTCGGCGGGACGCCGTTCACCTATTGGCACATCCAGGCTTCCGAACGTGAGCAACTGCTGGAGCTGCTCAACGTGGAGTCGGAAGTGGCGCGCGCCTACGAAGGCATGTCGCCCGGCGACGAGGTCGTCTTCGTTGATGACGACTGATCGCGCCGTCGATTGCGATCAGCGGCCTCGGCTTGAACGAGCCACGCCAGCAGGCCGAAGAAGATCGCCAGCCCGATCAGGAAGATATTGAACGTGAAGACGGCGACGATCGCGGTCAGCATCGCGAGAACAAGAAACGCTACGTACATGGTCTCAAGCCGTCCCTTCAATTGGCGCAGGGCTATCGATCATGCAGGCCCAGACCAGGGCAACGACCCAGCCAATCAGCGTCCACCCAAGCAAGAGATTCAGGACCAGGATTGCGAGGCAGTTTCGTTTGCCGCGGACCATCGCGACAATGAAAGGCAGCAGATATATAGCGACGAGGAACATCGCCAGCAGCAGCAGGAACAGATCGGACAGATACACGTAAGGACACCTCCCAAGCGGTGCGCTCAGCCGCCACAGTCTTGGGACTGCGGCGACCAAGCTGGGCAGACTATATCCGCGCTCGTTGGTGTGTAGGTAAAGGACTGGTTGTGCCCGAGACGGAAGAACTCCGCGTCGTCATAAAGACTGTCGCTGACAACAGTGGCATCCAGCAGGCGCTCACGGCGCAGCAGCAGTTTGCGAACCAAGTCCTGCGGCAATCGATGGCGGCGGCACCGCGGACGCTGCAGGGCTTTCAGGCCCAGATGCGCGCTGTCGAAGCCCAACTCGGCGCGAGGCCCACCCTCGGACCCCAAGCATTCGGTATTTCTCCCGAAGCCACGGCCAGAGTCCAACAACATACGCAGGCTCTGCGCGGAGCGACCAGTCAATTCGCGTTGCTCGGTGCTGCTGCCGGCGCTGCTGGTTTTACGGCGGTCCAGTCGATCGAAAAGATCGGCCAAGCAGTCAGCGAGGCTATTCAGGTCACGCGCGAACATGAGCGCACGGTCCGTGCGACGGCGATGGCCTATGGCGACGCTGCTGAGATGTATCAGCAGTTCGCTCGGCGATTGAGTGCGAGCACAGGATTTACATCGGACGCCATCCTAGAAGCGGCACTTTCAGCCCGCACGCTCAGCCAGAACTACGGCCTGACGATCGCGCAGACTCAAAAGCTCATTACTGTTTCAGCTGACCTCGCGCGCGTGCGCGGTATCGGTATCGCGGAAGCCTTCGAACGTGTCCAGTCGGCGATACGTGGCGAGGCAGAGGCCAGCGAATACCTGGGACTCACTCTGAACGATACGTACCTGAAGAATCAGGCGATGGGCGGCTCGCTCAAGAATACCTACGAGCGACTGACCGACAACGAAAAGGCACAGATCCGCTACAACGAGCTGCTCAAGCAGTCGGCGCAGTTTGCGGGACTAGCAACGAAGTCAACCGACTCACTGGATGCGGCATTTGGGCGGGCCGAGAACTCAGCGAACAGGCTGCAATTGGCGTTGGGCAACTTGGCCAAGCCCTCGGCGGTCCAAATCCTGAATAACTTGGCCAAGGGCGGCAACGACCTGGCGGACGCACTTCAGCGACTCGGCAGCATCAAGATCGACATACCGGGCATCGCTGCACTGGAGGGCCCGGCGCGACGACAGGTGCAAGAGCGTCAGGAACTCGACGCCGCGCGTGTTCGCGAGCAGGAGCGTATTAGACGACTCAATCAAGAGCTCAATCCAACTCCGTCATCATCTGAACGAGCCCTCCAGCAGCAGATTCTGAATCAGGCTCGAGTCCGACAGGATCAAGTGAACCGTCGTCTGCTCGAGTTGAACACAACGTTTGTG